CACCGTAGGCTATTCTACCTATCGTATTGCCATGGATTCCAACGTGCGTATCATTGTGGTGTCCAAGACTTTAAATAAAGCCCGTGAGTTCGTCTACTCCATCAAGCAGCGACTTAGCCATCCACGCTACGCTAAGTTACAGCAGGTCTATGGACCTTCTGGTGGTTGGAAAGAAGACTCTGACACCTGGAAGACCGATACGGTTTACCTAGGTCAAGAAGCCCGTGACTCATCCGAAAAGGACCCTACGCTTCAGGCGCTAGGTATTGGTGGTCAGATTTACGGTGCTCGTGCTGACCTGATTATCCTAGATGACGTTATCACTACTGCCAATGCCCACGAGTGGGAGAAACAGTTAGAGTGGCTTCAGAAGGAAGTAATCACCCGTCTGGGTAAAAACGGTAAACTACTTATCGTAGGCACCCGTATTAGCGCCGTAGATTTATACCGAGAACTTCGTAATCCAGAACACTGGTCTGGTGGTGTTAGCCCGTTTACACGGCTTGCTATGCCAGCCGCACTTGAGATTGACGATGACCCCAAGAAGTGGGTTACTCTCTGGGAGCGCTCAGACCGTCCTTGGGACGGCGATGAGGATGCTGTACCAGATGAAGATGGTTACTACCAGAAGTGGGACGGACCAGCACTCTTTGCAAGACGTAGCGAGGTAACAGCCTCAACATGGGCTTTAGTTTACCAGCAACAGGATATTGACGATGACGCAATTTTTAACCCAACGATTGTTAATGCCTGTGTTAACCGTATGCGTAAGCCTGGTCCTCTCCGCATGGGAGCGCCTGGACATCCACGAGACGGACAATGGGTCACACTAATTGGTATGGACCCTGCTATGGCAGGAAAGACTGCGTTAGTTGTCTACGCTGTAGACCGTCAGTCTGGTAAGCGTCTAGTTCTAGATGCTTACAATATGTCAGACCCTACACCTGGCAAGATTCGTGCAATCATTGAAGACTGGATTAACACCTACCGCCCAGTAGAACTGCGTATTGAAATCAACGCCCACCAGAAGATGTACGAGGTGGATGAAGAGTTTCGCCAGTACCTGGCTAATAAGGGTGTAAGGTTCTCCAGCCACTTCACTGGTAAGAACAAGTGGGACACTGACTTCGGTGTGGCTGCTATGCAAGGCTTGTTTGGTACTATGACAAGTAACAAGCACAACCGAGATAACCTCATTGAACTACCAGACCCTCAATACCACGAGGGTATCAAGGCTCTAATCAATCAGTTGATTACTTGGAAGCCTGGAACTCGTAACCCTACAGACGTTGTTATGGCTCTGTGGTTCTGCGAGATTAAAGCAAAAGAAATGATTCAGCACTCAGGAACTCAAATCTACCACGCAACAAGTCGCTTTGTTACTCAACGCCAGATGGCGAAACAAGCAGTTGTTAATCTTGACGATTTAGCAATGGAACAATTTACAACTTATCTTTAAGGATATTCATGGCACTCTCAATGGAACAGGTCGCTGACAAGGTACTTTACCTACGCCAGCGATACTCAGTACGTGACCAGCGTATGGCTGATATCACTGCTGTACGCCGTGGTGACATGGTATCGGTATACCCAGACATGTTCCCAGAGGGCATGACCAAGCCAATGATTGCCAACTTCGTTGACGTTGTGGCTCGTGACTTGGCTGAAGTTCTAGCACCACTACCATCGTTTAATTGTCAGACACCTGACGTAACATCTGACAGGGCAAAGAAGAACGCTAACTTGCGTTCCATGATTGTCAATAACTACGTTGAATTTTCTGGGTTACAAACCCAGATGTATACAGGCGCAGATTGGTATAATACCTATGCCTTCCTGCCGTTTGTTGTAGAGCCTGATTTTGAGGCTCGTATGCCACGCATTCGTGTAGAAAACCCATTGGGTGCTTACCCTGAATATGACCGCTACGGACGATGTGTTTCATATAGCAAGCGTTACCTTAAGTCCATTGGTGAACTACTTGTAGAGTTCCCAGAGTACGAACGCCAAATTCTTGGTGGAGATAGTCGCAGAGACATTGACCTCGGCACTCTACTTGATTTGATTCGTTACGAGGACAAAGACCAGGTAATCCTGTTCCTTCCACAACGTGGAAACCTTCCCCTGCGCAAGGCAAAGAACCCACTTGGTAAACTAAGTGTACGTATTGCTAAGCGTCCAGGCATTGACACCGAAGACCCACGTGGTCAGTTTGATGATGTCATCTGGGCACAGATTGCTCGTGCTCGCTTTAGCCTTCTTGCCATGGATGCTGCTGAGAAATCAGTTAACGCACCTATGGTTGTTCCACAGGATATGCAAGAGTTTGCATTTGGTCCTGATGCAGTCATGCGTACTGCCAACCCACAGGGTGTTCGCCGTGTTGGTCTAGAGATTCCAATGGGCGCATTCCAAGAACAGCAGGTTCTTGAACAAGAAATGCGCATGGGTGCTCGTTACCCAGAAGGTCGTTCAGGTAGCATCAACGCATCCGTAATTACGGGTTCTGGTGTTCAGGCACTTCTTGGTGGCTTTGATTCCCAAATCAAGGCTGGTCAGCAAATCCTTGCAGAAGCGTTGCAGGATGTCATGGCATTAGCCATGGAAATGGACGAGAAGTTATTCCCTGGCGAGAAGTCAACACAGATGACTTACAACGGTGCACCTTACGTTCTTAAGTACAGCCCAGAAAAAGACATCAAGGAAGATTACAGCGTACAAGTACGTTACGGTTTGATGTCAGGACTTGACCCATCACGTGCTCTTATCTTTAGCCTTCAGGCACTACAGGCAAACCTAATCTCACAAGAATTTGTAATGCAAGAACTTCCATGGAATGTAAATGTGTCTAAGGAAATTGAGCGCATTGACATTGAAAAGATGCGCAACTCCTTGATTGGTGCACTAAGTGCAACATCACAGGCAATCCCACAGATGGCTGCTCAGGGTCAAGACCCTTCAGATATCGTAATGAAGATTGCTCAGACCATTGATGGTCGCCGTAACGGTAAAAGCGTTGAAGATGCCGTAATGGAAGTATTTAAAAAACCAGAACAGCCAGCACCAGTAGCAGAAGAGCAAAGCCCTGAAAGCCTACTAGAACAAATGGCTGCTGGTCCACAAGCCGCCCCAGGTGAGGGTGCTCCAGTTGAAGCACAAGGACCCGAAACTATGGGTGGTGCTCCTGTCGCAGCAACCCCTGGGGCTCCCTCTCCTAGTATCCAGGATATCTTAGCCCAACTGGGTGGATAATGACTACAATCATTGCCATCAGAGATGCTAAAGGTTTTACCTTTGCAGCAGATGCACAAGTAACAGATACTGAACGACCATATCAACATAGAAGCATGAAGAAAATTGTTGAAGTTAATCAGTACGTAATGGCTGGTGCAGGTAACTCACGTTGTTGTGATGTTATCCTATACGGCTGGGAACCACCTAAGTATGACGGTTCAGAAGCCTACACCTTTATGGTGTCTAAATTTATTCCCGAAATGCGCAAGCAACATGAAGATGCTGGCATAACTCTGAAAGAGGATGAAGACTTTGTATTCCTTATTGGATTTGCAGATAGGGTCTTTCATGTCGCATCTAACTACGCTGTGCTTGAAACAAACACGGGTATTTATGGAATAGGTACGGGTGCTGCTTACGCACTTGGTGCTATTGCGCATGGCGCAACACTGCAAGAAGCAATGAAGATTGCTAAGAAGTTTGATATTAATACTGGTGGTAAAACCCAGATAGTTGAAAGAGGATAATCATGGCAAGAGGCGGTCCACGTACGCAACGTACAAACACTGAAGCCAAGCCAGTCTCTGGTCCAGGAAGTCTTTCACAGCGCACTGACATGAATCCTATTCAGCCAGGACAAGTTCCAACTTCACAGGTTCCAGTTGTTTCCCCAGTCCCAGTTCAACCACAGGACGTAACATCAAATCCTGCAGTGAATAAACTTACTCCATTGTTTGCTCCAACTGAGCGACCTAACGAACCAGTTACTGAAGGCATAAGTGTTGGTCCAGGTAGCACACCAGAAACTCTTCAGACTGGTCGCTTTACTATAACTACTCAGTATCTACCAGAACTACAACGTCTTGCACAAATCAAGGAAACACCTCAAGCATTTAAAACATTTGTTAAATACGTTGAGGCAGTCAATCGTCTGGATGACATAAATGCTACTGGTCAATAACGTAACATCGTTTCTTAACGTCTTTGGAGTTGAGGAACCAGACCTAGTTATGACACTAGCGACAATGCCATGGAAATCTGAAGATGACCGTGATGGATTTATTAATGAAATTGTTGCCATGAATAATGGTCAACTATATAAGCGTAATCTAGTGAGCGTGCGCTAATGTCACTATTTGATGTTTATGATAACCAGCGTGATAATCGTGGTCGTGTCCAAAAATTTATTGACGGCTTAGCACAATCCGTAAGTGGCGGTCTATCTGATGTTTCTTCTGGTCTAACAAAGGGATTAACCTTTGGTTATGTTGGTACAAAGACCGCAGCAGCAGGTCAACCAACAACTGAAATTGCACGACAGATTTCTGATGAGGCGCAGTTTGCTGTTGACGATGCCGCAGTTAAAGCAAACAACACACTTTTACTTCCTTGGCAGACACTTATTCAGCGACCACTATCAACAGTAATGCTTGCTGCAAATGATGGATACCAACAGCAAGCAGTTGGCGAATCAAAAAATATTAAAGGTCCTTTCCTTGCTTTTGATGCGCTTTCGGCTGCAACAAATCCAGAATTGTTTCGCAAGGCTTGGATGGATTCACGTGGTGTCTCTCCAATGCAAGCATTTGTTGGATACATTGGTGACAATGTAAGTGGAACCCAGGGAACAGACAAGATTGTCTGGTCAAATGAAAACGATGTTTCTCAATACTTTGACCATGGCATCCAGCGTTGGATTACTTGGTCTGGTGACACTGCACTAGCATGGTATCTTGACCCTGGCGTAATAGCAGGTGCTGGAATTGGTTTTGGTGTACGCAAGTATGTTACAAAGCCAGTAAACTCCAAGAACATGTCTCAAACAACTAAAGATATTGATGATGCCGTAATTAACTATGTTAATAACGATTGGTCAACATTTGTTGGTTTTGCAAAAGAGAATGCTGGTAACTCACCACTGATTGCTAGGCACTCAATGGTTGCTGGTAACCGTCCACTTGCTGATGTAATTGCTAAGACTGCAAGTTATGGTAATGACACTGGTGACTACCAACCTCTAGCACGTACTCTTAAAGTTGCTGTTGGTGACCCAAAGACTATAGACGAACTTGCTTACGATACAACTTTAACTGCTCAAGAACTTAGCAATCTAACTGGCGAAGTTGCAACCATTAAACAAAGAATTGCAGACCTAAAGGGTAAGCCGATAACAAGTGGTACAAGCCCATTCCTAATTGGTTCGCAGCGCAAGAATGCTCTTGAAAACTATCGCCGTAATGTTTTGGTAAGAAAATTAGACGGACTAAAAGAAGACGTTAAAGTAGTTCGCACTAATCTTGAAGTGCTTGATGATGTTATTGCTGAAGTACCAGTTGGTTCCATTGGAAGACAAACTGTATCAAGCATTAAAAGAATTGAGCAAGGCAGAGTTAAGAATGCAATCAAGAATGATAAAAACTACTGGCAGAGCGAGCGCATTGGTCCATTTGCTTACGCAACAAACTGGATAAATCCAAGCGGTATGCTACAGGAATATCCTGCATACTATGCAACTCTTGGTGGTATTGCTGGTGACCGTTCACACCTTGAGTATGCTGCCCGTGTGCGTGAGTACGGCAAGCGCACTGGTAAGACTGCTGATGAGCAACGTGGACTTTACAACAACTTTTACTCTCTTCGTGAGAAGACTCAACAGTTACAAGCCTTTGACGAACTTGACGAAAGAGTCATTGTTGACGTAATCAAAAAAGAAATCCAAGTTCCCAAGAATGCAACTCCAGAACAAATAGAGACATTCAACCAACTTGTACAGATTGTTGCAAGTAAGTCAACATCTCATCGCAATGCAATGGTTACAAAACTTGTTGATGAAAACTACACTATTGACGATGGATTTGGAAGCACAGTATACCTAAAGGAACTTGCAGACTTCCAGGATTCAGTTGCACTTCAGATTGCTCAAGAGCGTGGTGCAGGTTCAAAGGTTACGCAAAAGGATATTGAGGCTGCTAAGGCTGAAGTAAAAGCAATCTTTGCAAAAACACCTTCACGCTCACCTCAGGTACCAGCAGTACACTTTGGTATTGATATCCGTCAATTCTCTAAAGCAGTCCGTGACAACAGGTCAGCACTACAGGCTATGTTTGATGAACTTGTAAGCAACCCACGTTACAGGGACATAGACCCTAAAGAAATTGTTTCATTATTCTCTGATAAAAAATCTAGAGAAATGTTGTACACTGAAAAAATTTCAACAGTACCAGAAAAGGGATTGAAGGCTTGGGATACATCCCTGAGTGCCCTGGACACATTCTACACTCAGTACTGGAAGCCAACAACGCTTGCAAGTTTTAAGTATGCAACTCGTAACGTAGGTGACGGATGGCAACGTGGTATTGCTATTTCACTTGAATACTCACGTGACTTTGGTGTACCAACACGAGAAATTTTAGCCTCTGCTTTTGATGCAGGTTTGTGGCAACGCTACACAGGCAACAAAGAAAAGAAGTTTGAAGCACAGAAGTCAAAGTACTTGCTGTACAAATACCGTGAAGAGTTCAAGGATATAGAAGTTGCTGAAAACTCTCGCATTGCCGATGCTTTATTTAGCACAAGTGATTCAGTATTTTCAACCTTTACCCAGGCTTTAAACTCTGCTGATGATATAGCAACCACATATGCTGCTGGTCGTGGACCAGCCGTACCAGTGATGGATGAAATCCGAGAGTTCTCACAAACATTTGGTTACAGAATCTTAGATTCACAGAATGTTCCAGGTGGAGTTGACCAACAACTGCTGTCAAAGTTTGTTACTGGTGACCATGCTGGTGCATTTGACATTCTAGCCTCTTCTGACCAGCCATTTGTTCTTGACACTCTTGCAGAATTACAAAAGAGAATCAGAAAAGAACAAGATTCTATTAATGCAATCTTTGATAAAGAAGAGTTCTTCTTCTCTGTACCTAATGGTGCTCAAGTTCAACTTGGATTCATGTACAAGATGCTTCAAAACATGGACTATGCCATTCAGAACACCGCTAATGCTACGATTATAAAATCATACGCACGCAATAAGGCTGAAAACTTTATTAACAAGACAGATGTTTTACGTAGTCTTGAGCGATACGGCGAAGGTGAGTTCCAAGTTACCAAGAGTGGCTTAATGATGGACGATTCATTTGCTGGAATTGTTGGCGATATGATGCGTAAGGAAATTAGTTCCGCAAATACCGTACTTGCCACTGTGTTTGGTGCAGACCGTGTGATAATTGGTAACATTCTTAACGGACGTGTACGTCAAGATGTGGTATCTCCATTCAACGTTGTCCCAAGAGAGGGCAACCAGACTGCTGCTACACTAAATACAGACTGGGCACCTATTGCTGCGGATTATGCTAACCGTCAGTTGCGTGATGCTGCAACCAAGAAGTTAACAACTCTTGATACTGCAGACCCAGCAGCAATTTCACAAGTAACAGCATGGGCTAAGTCAAATGACCCTGAGGCTGTTAAATGGCGTGAATTAATGGCTATCACAATTAGCAATCTTGACAATAAGTATGATATTAATGACCCAATTAGTTACCTAGTGCAGAACAATGCCCTGTTCCTAGAAGGAACACTGCCACGTTTTGGTATTGATGGTCGTGTTATTGCTCCATTGGTTGATGATGCAGGTAACTACATACTAACTCGCCGTGGTGAAGTTATCCCTGGAACTGGGATTATCGCTGAAGAGTCAGGTCAATTAATACCTGGCTTGCGTGCAAAGGCTTTTGAAGGCAAACTAACCGCCGAAGACATGAATGCTATTCCTGAGCGTCAACGTGTCAGTGTTACTGGAAACGTCCTTGAGGAAGAGACTGGTAACATCTGGGAACGTGGTGTCCAGAAACTATTTGAAATCATTGGAACAAAGCCAGAAGATTTGGCTGTAAAGAACCCAATCTACAGAATGATGTACCAGGCAGAGTCCAGAAGAATAGCAACATTGTGGAAAGATTCTGGTCGTAGTGACGATTGGATTAACGCCAACTCAGATAAGTTGCGTGAATCAGGACACCGTGCCGCCTACAAGACCGTAATGGAACGTTTATACTCTGTACAGCGTAAGACTGACCCAGCAGAAACGTTGCGTTTGTTCTCTCCGTTCTGGATGGCTAAGCAAAACTCAAACCGATTCTGGTTTGGTTATGCTGCCAGAAACCCACAGGCAATACCACGTTACTTCCTTATCTGGTCATCTCCATCTCGTGTCTTTGACGTAGAGAATGAAGACGGACAAGATGTAGAGTTTGTTAATCCGTTTGACCCTAAGGGTGCAGCAGTAAAATTTACTTTACCTGAGACAGTTGCTTCCAAAATGGGAATGACTGAGGGTGACAGAATGTCAGCATCCCTTGGAACATACGACCTAATTAACAATGGTTTCTACCCACTTATGCCAGAGTTTGGTGCACCAGTTTATGACTTTGCAGCAAGTGCTGCATTGCTTGGAATGTCTGGTTCACCAGTTGACCCAGAGCCACTGCTAATTAAGTTTGGTGTAGACCCAAATAAGGTTCGTGACTTGTTTGCTGGTTACGTTAAGACTGGAGCACCAGTATCTGAGCGTGATAAGTTCTTTAACTTCTTGATTAATCCAAACGCATGGATGCGTTCTGTATTAACTGCAGGTGAAGACGTGCCATTAGCAAACAATGTTACTGGCTTCTTAGACCCATCAGCAGCAAATCGTTTCGCTGCTGGAGTTAACAAGAACTTTAAGTTCCTATACGAAGACTTTGCTAACAAGCAAGTTGTTGACGGTGTAGATTCTGACATCAACTACCTTGACCAAATTGATACTATTGCTGATTTAACGCAACAGGCTATTGGTCTTACTATCCAAGAGAACATGTGGGAAGCATTCTTATCTTTCACTGGTCCTGTTGGTTCTGTAAAAATAGAAAAGTATTCAGATATCAAGGCAAGAGAACTTCGTCAGTATCAAGATATGTACGGTTATGATGAGGGCAAGTACCGCTTCATGATTGATAATACCAAGATTGCAGCCGATGGTTCTGTTGAAAGATATGGTTCTTACACCCTATCTATTGCCGAAGGCAATACACGTGAGACCAATCCATTTGGTGTGATAGCAACTCCACAAACAGTTAAGGCTATCAACAATAACAAAGACCTATGGACTGCGTTAACTCAAGCATCAATGGGTAAAGACATAACACCAGACAACAAAGTTGTTGGTATGTTGTTTAACATCGGAGATAGAAATAAAGACTTCTCTGAGACAGCAAACGCAAAACTATATCAACTAAATGTCAAGCGTGGAAATGTTAACCGTGAGGCTGAGCAACGTGCTATGGCTGTTGATATGGGCTATGACGAATACTTTACCTTGCTAGATAAGTATGAGTCTGAGGCTGAAAGCAATGGCATTATCCCTGGCTCAAAAGAATTTAAGAATATTTATGGCGAAGACTTAAAGGCTGCAGAAGATGGATTAGCGAAGCGTAATCCCATCTGGGCTAAGGAAAGCGCAGTCTTTGATATGGGTAAGTCAAATCTAAATACCCAGATTATTCTTAAAGCCATGGCTGACGAGAAGTACGTCAACACTATTGTTAAAAACAATCGTGCACTAGAGGCTTTGTATTACTACATGGAATACCGCAAGCCAATGGTTGAAGAACGTCTGAGTATATCAGATAACGAAAAGACAAACATCTATAACACTAATGCCTTTGATGACCTTGTTGCCCAAAAAGAAGATTTACTTAACCAGTTGATTGCGTGGGAACCAACGTTTGAACCAATAGCAAAGTACTACCTAAAGAGGGACCCACTGCTTTCAGATGGCGAACTAGCGAGGATTAAATAATGAGCGAAAATTCAGGTCCAGCAGGACCAGGTAAAACAAGCACACCCAAGCCTAAGTTCACTCCCACTCCTACACCTACGCCAACACCAACTACATCACAAGCACCTGGTGGATTTAGTTACGTTCCAAATCAAGGCGGCGGCAAAGGAAAGACTGATAGTGGGATTAAGTTTAAGGGTAATGAGTTCGGCACTAGAAGAGAGTCAACAGACATCCTTTGGAATGAAGGTGCCTATGGTCAAACACTTTCCTACCGCACTATTGGTGATGCTAAAGATTACCTAAGTCCTTCAGTTCCTGAATACTCATTTGTCAAGTCTGCCTATGAGTCATGGGGCAAGGCTACCTATGGAAAGAAAACATTAAACTCTTTCTGGGAACAAGTTGTTGAGGATGCTGCAAATAACAGCACAACTCCTTGGAATGTTATAGCCAGTTTCCAGCAGCAAATGAATGCCCTGCCAGAAGGTACTGGAACAGGACCAAGTGGATACCAGTCTCAGGCTCCAAAGTTTATTGGCACCTCTCGTGCTGATGCTGACTTCTTTATTCAGTCTGCAATCTCAACTACCTTTGGTCGTGATGCCACAAAACAAGAAAAAGAAAACTTCTACAATAAGTTAATTGCAGGTCAACGGGCTGCTACTCAGCAAGCAGAACAAGGCAAGGGAACTGGATTCTCTGAAGACAAATTTAAACAAGACTTCCTTTATGAAACATTAAAGTCAGACTTAAAGAAAGACCCAGACGCAAACCTTATGGGTGATGCCTTTGGTATTCAAAGTCAGATTGAACAGTACGCCAGTGATATGGGATTAGTTAAGAACCTTAAGACAATTAATCGTGATGTTCTTCGTGTCATAAAGGGAGAAAACTTAAACGATGTTCTTGGGTCTTACAAAGAAGAAGCAATCAATCTGTTTAAGCCACTATCCGATAAGTTACGTAACGATAATACTCCAAATCTTTTAGAAGGTTTAACGGTTAGGGAAGCACTTACTCCGTATACAAACTTTATTGAAGGAATGTTAGATAAGACTCCTAATACAATAAAACTAACTGATGGTGTTATGCAAAAAATTATCGGCTCAGATGCACTACCAGATATGGGAACTGTAAATCAAATGGTTCGTCAGATGAGTGAGTTTAATGGCACAACCACAGCAAAGAGAGAAGCAGCAGACCTTGGTCTATCTTTTATTAGAGCATTTAGAGGCGGAGCGTAATGGCTGACGAATTAACAGCATACAAAAATAACATTGATGTATTCAAGGCTTACCTATCTTTGCTAAATTTTGATGTCAATGCTAGAGAAAACCAATCTTGGATTCAAGCATTGTTTAATATATCAAAGCCACAGATTGATGCTGGTATTGATGCTGCAATAGTTCCAGATTTAATTTTAAAATCTGGCAAAGCACCAAAGGAATTTACAGAACGTTTCTCTGCAATGTTAAAGGCTAATGAAGATGCTCTTAAGGGAGGATTTGAAGCACCATACTCTTCAATCTCGGACTACATTACTGCGGAAAATGAATACCGTTCCAGACTGCTTGCCGTTCCAGAATTTAAGAAGTATGCAAAAACCGATAGCATCAAGAGGTTCATTGAAAGCGGAAACTCAATAGGTGAAGTTGAAGATAGAATTAACAACGCCTTGTTTGCCGTTAAGGGTGCAGATGCTGGACTTAAACAACAGATTAAGAAGTTCTTTCCTGCCGCAACTGACGAAGACTTGGCTGATGCTTTACTTACTGGAACAACCGATGCATTAACACAGAAGCAAAGATTTGGTCAGGCTGAAATTCTAACTGAAGCAGCAACTGCTGGTATAAGTTTAGCCTCTGATGTTTCTGAACTTCAAAAGCGTGGAGTTACTCGTGAAGTAGCAGCCAAGGGATTAAAGCAAGTTGCTCGTGAGCGTGGTGGTATTCAACAAGCATCTCGTATGTTTGGTGGACAAGGACTAACGCAAGCAGAACTTGAAGAAGAGGCATTGAATCTCGGAGAATCAGAATCTGCTAATCGTCTTCGTTCACAGGCTCGTGCACAGTTCGGTGGTTCCTCTGGAATCACAACTGGTTCACTAGGTCGCAAGAAGCAAGTATAAAACTCTCGGTGGATTGACCGCCCCCACTGAGTAAAAGAGCGGTAGTACATACCAACCTGCATACCCCTGTGTAGGAGTGAGACATGTACGAACAACAACTAATGTAAGGGAGATAGTTGCGATGAGCAACAATAATCAAGACTGGGACGATGACTTAGAGTTTGAGGATTACTCGGACGAACCATCACGTGGTTCATCTGATGATGTACTCAAGAAAGTCCGCCGTGCCGAACGTGCGAAAGACAAACAACTCAAAGAGTTGCAAGCCGAATTGGATTCATTGCGCAAATTCCAGCGGGAAGCAACAATCAGCCAAGTCTTGGCGGAGAAAGGTGTCAACCCAAAGGTTGCCAAATTCATTCCAGCAGATATTGAAATGTCCTCGGACAGCATCAGTAACTGGCTAACTGACAATGGTGAACTATTTGGTGTTGCTGCACCTGTACAACAATCAGCAGCACAGAGTGAAGACTATGCTGCTTTGCGTCAAATAGATGCAGTAACATCTGGGGCTATTTCTCCAGATGATGTTAATGATGCATTCAACATCATGAATAACGCTGGCTCTGCAGAGGAGTTATTAAACTTCCTCTACAGCCAAGGCGTTGAATAATCGCAAATCAATCTAACCCCTAAGGAAATATATTATGCCGAATACAGGCTTATCAGGTGGTAGTGCCGCAACTAACGGTGGTCTCGGTG